CAAGGGTTCAGACCCAGCGTGAAGAGCAGTTCATGGTTCGCCAGATTGACAACATGGCAGCGCTTGAGAAGAGCAACCAAGCGCTCATTAAGGCGTTGGGTGGTCTTGAGGACAAATTGAGCGGCGTGCTTGGCCTCCGCACTAGCACACGTCCCTTCTTTAGAGCCGCAGGTTCCTTGGCTAACCCGCTGATGATGGGTGGCGCGGCGATGATGATGAACCCGGCAACTATGCCTTTCGGTATAGCCGCTATGGGTATTGGTGCGGTGCTAAACGCCGCCGGTGACCCCCCGAACCCTGACGCCGAGGGCGGCGGGGTAGCGGCACAGTCACAGGGATCTCGCAGCACCGCCAGCGACGACACTATTACCGTACCGTATGGGTATAACGGTAACCGCATATCACTTCGTGACCTGCAACGTAGAAGCGATTTCCAGCGAATTCATCCCCGTATGCGAGACAGCCTGCTTCGTATGATGCGGGCTAACCCCGAGGTCGGCATCGGTCAGGGTTATCGCAGCCCCCAACAGCAGGAAGCGATGTTCACTGATCGCTATGTTGAGAGCGACACTGAGACCGACGTTAAATGGAAGGGTAAGTATTGGAAGCGTGTTAAGGGTGCCCCCGCAGCACCCCCCGGACGCTCGATGCACGAAATCGGTCTCGCTGTTGACATGGTTGGTGATATCTCGTGGATGAACGCCAACGCTAGTAAGTTTGGTTTGAAACACTTCGGCGGAGTTAACGGTGAGCCGTGGCACGTTCAGCCCGCTAATCTTCCGAATTCACGGGCTAAATATGAGGCGCAGGGAGCGCCGTGGGGTACTGACGGCGCTTTCATCGATGATGGCGAGACTGTTAACTTGGCTGCGTATATGGGCGATGGCGGTACGTCCACCACCGCTGCCACTAGCGATATGTACGCAATATACGCCAGTCTGGGCATTGCTGGGGGAACGATATCTGACAAGATCGAGGCCCAGAGGGCGCAGGCTTTGTCTAGGCTACAGTCCAGCACTACTACTGCTACTACTTACAGCAGTGAGCGGTCTAGGCCATCGCATGTGCGCGGGTCTACCCGAAAGGTCAACGTCGACAGGAAGTTAACCGGTGCTGAAGTTGCCGCATACGCTTACAAGGCGGGGTTCCGGGGGCAGGATCTTGTCAAGATTGTGGCTATTGCTGGGCGTGAGAGTAGTTGGAGAACCGGGGCGTACAACCCCGACCGCTCAACAGGCGATGACTCCTATGGCCTGACCCAGATCAACATGCTGGGACAGATGGGTACCAACCGCCTACGTTCATTTGGTATATCCAAACCAGAGGATCTGTACGATCCCGAGGTCAACATGCGAGCGGCGCGTGTCCTATTCCAGTCCAATTCTGTTCCGTTTTACCATTGGGGCCCTTATAAGGGCATGGACCCCCTCTACAACACCGACATGGGTGCGGCGACCAGCGCTGTGCAGGCGGCTGGGTACGCGACTACCGGTGACCCTACGGTGGATATGGCGTATAGCCCATCACGTCGTCGTTCTGGGGGTGGGCAGTCGACCTCTTCTACTACCCACATCACGTCGTCTCCGACGATCAACGTGGCCCCTGTCATCAACTTCAATGGTGCCCCCGGCACCCCCGATCTAAGAAACATCGCACAGACAGTTAGTAGGATGATAAAGGAAGAAGTCGACATGATTGATTTGAGGACTGCCTGATGTCGTACCGCAGTGACCAGTGGTTTAGGCTCAATAACACCGAAGCCACCGGAGAGTCTTTAAGCGTCAATTTTGCTAGCAACCGGGCCGGGGCGTTTGTTACCGGGGCGACAAACCTCCCCTTTAGATACCCCGACAGGTCAATCCGCGATATGGATGGCAACAGCCGACCCCCAATGAAGCGGGGGTACATACGGTCTTTGGCCTTCGGAGAAGACAGGGCAAACTTCTCCATACAAAAATGCCAGTTCCAATTCAACCCCTCACAGATCGCCCAGTCCGTTCAGCAGAACACCGCTGTTCTTAACTTCATTCAGCAGGACCCCGCCCAGTACGCACAGCCCATGCCGGGTAACGTCACGTTTTCTTTCGATTTGTTCTTCGACAGAAGTGCAGAACTAAATGACAACAACCTGCCTTTTAGCAGCCTAGACACCAGCAATCCGTGGGAAACGGGTAACCCTGCCGAAATTGGGGTCCTACACGATCTGTCTCAGTTGTACAAGGTTATTGGCGTTGGCGTCAACAGCACCATGACAGAGTATCTAACTAAGACGGCTATTGCTGCAAGCAACGCTGAGATAGCCGACGCAGAGAACGACTCCGATGCCGAGACTTTGCCGGAATTTGATTCGGAAGAGTTCAGCAGCGATGTAAACAGTTTTATGGACTACAACGTAGGTAACACTGCGTTCTTACTTCCCCTACCTTGCCGTATAGTCTTTTCCTCGCTTTACATCGTTGAGGGTCTCGTCAAGGACATCAACGTCATGTTTACTAAGTTCACCGAAACCATGGTTCCCATGCAGTGCTCAGTTCAGGTGATGTTTGAGGCCAAGTACATTGGGTTTGCTAAGAAGAACACGTTCTTTGAATACGCTCTGAGAGAACTAGAGAAAGTAGAACCCACTACACCAAGCAGCGCCATACTTACTGCTTATTACGAGGCTCTTAGTACCGACTTTTCTTCTGTGCAAATGGTCTGTTTAGACGAAGAGTCTAACCTTGTAAAAAGCGCCGGTCATCGTAACCGCAACTTTAACACTGAAGCAGACGGTAACCAAATAATCGATTTAGTGTCGTACCGTGCTACGGGAAGTAAACTTGCTGAAAATAAGGCGCATGTAAAGATCCTGTTTCCTAGGGAATCCGACTCGCAGCGGATCAGGTCTCTAATGGTTGCAAACGGCCTTAACGTAAACATTAGTGCTAGTGGTTACATAACGCTATATCGTTACACGCTTGCTGTTCCCGGTAACGATAAGCAGGGATTCACAGAATTAAACCCCACTCTTTACGCAAATGTTTTGGCAAACACATCTCCGTATTCACCCGGTATTGGCTCCATAGGGTCGTCCCCGTCCCCAACACCTAGCGGTTCTATCCCAAATTTTGAGCGTTTAGAGAACGGTATACGTACCTACATGACTCGCACGGCAGCACAGGGCGGAGCCACCGTCTTGCTACCGGAAGACCTCGCCCCAGATCCTGATGAATATCCGTTCAAGAACGCCATTCGTCTGTTTAGGATTAACCTGTCATCTAGCAACGCCTTAGACGACGACGGTGTTGCTGAGGCTAATAACGTACAAGATTGGGATCGTATGATGGAATGGGCTTGCGTAAGCAAGGCCCAAGCCCTTGGCCCCGCCGGAGGGTCGGACAATGATACCTCCACCTCATCAACTGAGGACAACATCATTTATCCGGTACATGGGGCTGACAGTAAGTTTGCCTACTTGGCAAAGTTTGAAGTGACACTCAGTATCACAATAGACAACACAACCCAAACGATAAGCGGTAAGGATTACCGTTTATATACAACGCCCATAGGCACTACTAGTAACCAATTAGTAAAAACTATCTCACTTAACTGGCCTGCTCCCGATAACCCGGTACCCGCCGATGACCCAGCCAGTGTGTTTGATCCGACGGTGGCCGGAGCGCCAGCAGAGGCTTACGAAGATACTCCTACTGGCCCCGTTCCAAGGACGGAGAATAGCCAACCTCTGGATTACCGGCTCCCCCTAGACCGTTCCCAAGGAGCGTACTTTTAATTATGGCTAATTACAGCGCTTCTTCTCGTTACAGTAACGACGCCTCTGGTCAGCGGGCTTTTCGCGGCGAACTGAACTCCGGCACTACGACTCTCTACACGGTGCGTCAGGGGGACACCCTTGAGTCCATCTCGGCTCGTTTGCTGGGAACCACAGAGCGTTACTGGGAGTTGGCCGACCTCAACCCGCACGTCAAGTTCCCCCTCGATCTACAAGTCGGGACGGTACTCAGGATTCCGGTATGATCCATAAGAATCCTTATGGCGTGTCTCCGACACTGGAGATCGTCATTGGCAACGTCGAGATCGATTACACGACGATCAACTTTCTGGAGTTGCACTTAGCAGAGAACCAGCATGATCTTCTCGTCATGGAGATGTCGGGTATACCTCCGAGAGCGATCATTGATTACTACAACAAGCCCGTCTCTGTGTCGATATCGACGGGGGGCAATTACTCGCAGAAGTTCTACGGGTACGTAGAGGACGTGCGCCCCGAGTCGGTTACGGGCTTCGGGTTGATGAATGGTAGCCCTTTCCAGACGGCCAAGATTGTCTGCTTGGGGGCTTCCTATGTGATGCGTGGCAGCACGAGTTTCGTATGGAACCGTTACCGGCTGAGTGATATCGCACGAGACTTGGCTAACAAGTATTCGTTTAGCCTCGACGTGGTTAAGGACCCCGCTATCCACGAGTCGCTGGTTCAGACCAACGAGTCTGATTGGCAGTTCCTGACGAGGTATGCGACTTTCTTGGGCTACAGCGTCAACGTACACGGTACGCATATGCACCTGTATGACCCGTATAAGGCGCTGAGTAGGCAGAACTCATATCATGTGCTGTCAACTTTGCGTAAGAAAGACAACAACAACCTGCGCCCCATGCCGGGTCAGGTCATGGAGTTCTCTGGCTCATTCTCTAAGCGCCACATCGACGGAGAGTACAAGGAGAGCATCGTCACGGTTGTGCAGCCGGATAACCGGATGTTCAATGTCACATCCCGCACCGTTGCCCCAACAAACAACGGTGTCCCACGCTTCCCCAATCGTGTCGCTGAGTACACCGACAACTTTGAGGAGGCCGCACGCCGCATCTCCTCAGTGTCGAAGGAGAAGTACGATTACTACGCCACGGCTAAGGTCATCGGTGTGGCGGGGTGTAAGCCGGGAGGTGTAGTGCGCCTCGACAACTATGACACCGAATTTGACGGCTTCTGGTACGTCCACTCCGTAAAGCACACCGTCCACAGCAACGCCTTCTTCTCAGAGTTAGAATTAGTCAAGAACGTCAACTCAGAGTTGGTGTTCACGAACACTGAGCCGATGCAACGCCCCCCAGACACTGCGTACTCCTCAAGATTCGGGTGGGTAGCCGAGACCAAGAGAATCCATGAGTACTCCTGACTTTGAACTCCACCGAGCGGTAGTCCACTGGGCCGACCCCGTAACAGGTAAGGCGCAGGTACGTGTTCCCTCCTTGTTGGGAGCGGACAACGTGGTTGATATGCCTACCACCGGGCTTACCTACGCTGAGGGTGTGTGGAATGTCCCCCCTGATGGGACATCGCTATTCATAGCCGTATCAGTTGATCGCACACAGTTTCTTTGGCTCAACGCTGTCGATGCGGCCCCTGTCGACGAGGACGCTGGTGCTGACATTCTTGCCGCTACCGGTGAGCCGATGGGGCACGAAGACCGCACCGAGAGTGCTATGGCGTTCGACGACAGCACTCGCATCTTTACCATCCAGCCAGTTGGTGACTCATTTACCATCTGGTGTAAGGGCACTAAGTACGTCAAGACGGGCACGTCCTCATTGACGCTTCCTGATACCACGGACTTGTACTACATCTACTTCGATCCTGACGGTCTGATCCAGTACCGCACGAACTACTTTGTCTGGGACGAGGACTGCCCCACCTCATACGTCTACTGGAACTCCACCACCCAGAAGGCTGAGTTCTTTGCTGACGAGCGCCACGGCATTGTCCTTGACTGGCAGACCCACGAGTACTTACACCGGACGCGGGGAGCATCTATTGCTAACGGGTTCGACGTGGACCCCACCTCGTTCGTCATCGACGGTGATGGCACTGCTGACTCTCATTGCTACTTTACGCTGGAAAACGGTACGTTCTTCGACGAGGACCTTCAGGTCGACGTTGTCTCTACCGCAACCCCATCGGCTAACTCGTGGGAACAGGACCTCTCTTCCCCCGCTCAGATTCCTGTCTTCTACTTGACGACTAACGGCTGGGTCATGGATGATCCCACCAATTTCCCGTTCAAGATGGGGGCCAGTTTGCCCTACTTCAATGACGGTACGTCCTTGACGCAGATTGACTCCAACAAGTTTGGTATCGCTTGGATCGTCGCTACGAATAACCTGAACTATCCGGTACTTGCCATTATGGGACAAGCGCAGTACCTCAATATCGGTGATGCGGAGGCCAGAGTCTGGAGCGACCTGACTCTGACTGACCTGCCTATCGTGGAGATGCGCCCCCTCTATAAATACGTGTTCCAAGTCAAAGATACGTACACCAATAGCGTAAAGGCCGCTCTCCGTGGCATTTACGACATCCGTCGCGTAGAGGCGTCGTCTATTGGTGCCCCCACCGCCGCCATCAGCGACGGGTCTATTACTACCGAGAAACTGGCTGACGAAGCAGTTACGGCAGCAAAGATCGCAGCCGCTGTCCAAGACCTTCTGGTACCCGCTGGCACCGTCGCGGCCACCATCAAAACCACCGCTGATACTGGCTGGCTTATGCTCGACGGTTCTTCGGTCAGTTCGGCTAGCACGCTATACCCGTCGCTGTGGTCTGCCGCCCCCACCTCGTGGAAGTCGGGAACTACCCTAAACCTGCCTGACATGAGTAACAAGACCCTCGGGGGGTCAGGTACCACCGCCCTTGGTGCTGCTGGCGGATCTAACAGCGTTACTCTGGCGGAGACCAACCTGCCAAGCCACGCCCACAGCATCAACCACGGCCACAGCGACACCTTCTCCGGTAGCGCTAGTAGCCACACGCACTCGATTAACCCACCGTCTACTAGCCTAAACATCAACGATAATGGTTTAAATATCGTTTATCAGATTGGTGGTTACACCAGCGGCTACGCCATGCTGGGGTCTACCAGCGGAACCATGGCCGTTGATTTTGATGGCTCGCATGGCCACACGGGAACTGTTGATATTCCGTCATTCACCTCCGGCGGCCCATCCGCAACTGGCGTCTCCATTAGCGGCTCGGTGACTAACTACACCGGTAACTCTGGTAACACCGGTTCTGGTACGAGCGTGGACGTGACGAACGCTCACTTGGCGGTGAACTTCCAAATTAAGGCTCACTAAGGGGTGCTTGACATCGTTTCGTAACATTGTGGTACACTCCTTGTAGGAGACATCAACGAGGAGGTACCCCAATGCGTCGTCTTCTTTCCCTTACCCTTGCGGCGGTCGCTATCGTCACCGCATCACTGGTCCAGACAGCGGCCAGCGTCGGAATTCCTGAGGAGTTCATCCCGCCCCATAACTGGGAACTCCCCGCTAACCCACCACCAGAACCTGTGCGCTCTGTCCAGATCTACAGCATCCGCCCTGAGCCGGTGTGGGCAGATGAGAGGCGTGAGCCAACGCCCCCGCCCCGTGTCAAGTCGTGGAGCCGCCACAACCCTGACTGGCGTTGTGATGAGTGGATGCCCCTAGCCCGCGAGGTCGGGTGGGCAGAGGAGCAACTGCCCAAGTTGTCCTATGTCATCTACCGTGAGACACGTTGCCGCCCAGACCAGCACAACCCCGATGACCCTATGGGCGGTAGCAATGGGCTGACGCAGATCAACCAGTTCTGGTGTAAGCCCACGCAGTACTGGCCGGGAGGCTGGCTCCAGACTCATGGCATCCTTG